CAATCAAACCAAAGAACCCTAATATGAGTTTCCATATTTTCATAATTACATCTCCATTATTTTTTTATAAGTAGACTTACTTTCTAATTGTTTAGTTTTCGAAGATTCATCAAAATCACTATCCTCGGGGTCATCGTATTTTCCATATCCTTCAGCGTCCCTATCAATTTTTTCACTAAAACCTTTATCAAAAATATTTACTGTTTTATGTATTCTAAATGTAGTAGCTTTTCTTCCATTTATAGTCGGCATCCCATGATCATCTACACCTATATCTTTTATTACCATTTTCTTGTTTTTAAATTTTCCTACAAGTATAGTATCACCTTTTTTCACATCTATTGTAATTGCCATTATTTAACTCCTTTTGGTAATAAATCAACTAATTTACCACCTTTCCATTCTCTACCTGCAACTTTACCTGAAATTCTGTGGTCTGTCCACTTACCCCACAATTTTTTATTTTGTGCAAATACTGATTCTCCACCTTTCTGTGCCTGTCTATATCCACTTGCACTTCCCATTTCCTTAGAACCAGGTTCTGGAGTTGCTGGTATTCCACCACTTTCACTTCCTTCAGGTGGTGTAGTAGGTTTTACCAAAGTTTCTGATGTTGACCAAAAATTTGCTGATTCTGGTGGAATAGTATATTCTTGTTTTCTGTGAAATCCATGTATTCCATACATTCTCTGTTTTGGTGATAATGGTGGTGTGTCATCTCTTAGTTCATTTGCTTTAACTTCTGAATGACCATCAGGATCACTTAAATATTTATAAAGTTTTCCGGCATCTCTCGCTGCCCGTCTTTCATTATTTTGACTATCGGGACCACCGTAGATATTATCTGATGCAGGGAAATCAACTTGTGTCATCCCACGAGTTAAACTTGCAGGTCCTACATATCGTCTTTCACCCCGTTTAGTATATAATCCATCAGGCCAGGCATCACCTGTAATTATTCCTACACCACTATTAGTTCCCGTTGGTGAAGCCTCATTAATTAACTTCCATAATTTTTGTTCAATTATATTCACTATGCTCTCCAACTTATCATAAGATTTTGACCGTCAAGTTTTTCCGTAACATTATCTTCTCTATCCAACTGACCACCCAATCCCATTTCTATGATATTTTTTAAATCTTTAAATGTCAAATCTTTATCATCAAAAGGATGTGCCATATGCCCATATGCTCCACCCTCTGTTATCAATTCTCTGAGTTCATCATTCCACCAATTTTTTGTTAATGGTTGATATTTTTCAACATGAAGTTTTGGACGACCACCACTAAATTTCGGATTTGGTTTATCTTCACCATCAACAGTTAAACCCTTTGACTGCATTGTAGTATTTCGTGTTTCATCACCTATTCTACCATCAGCATCAATGCCTGAAGGAATTGGTGGTCCGGCCAGTTGTTGGTCTTTATCAACTCCCATCCACTTAACTACTTCCCAACCTAAATTATCCATCACTTGGCTTAAAGTCTTTTTATATTTTTTAACCTTACCGTGAGATATTGGATTTGTTGCTCTATACGACATAGTATAATCTTCTTCGGGATCCATTGCCCCATCACTTAGTATATAGCTCAATACTTTCCAACCTAATTCATTTTGTAATGAGTCTATCCAACCTTTAGATTCTTGTTTGTAATCCGTCAAATTTCTATAAAATGTGGCTGGTCCATCATCCGTAGGGGCATTTCTACCTGCAGTTCCTTCTTTTAAAATCTCACCAATATCATTATCAACTAAAAAATCACCTATGACATCATCACTAAATTCTTTTAAATAATCTCTCATTATAATCTCTTAACCCATCTTAATACATTAGATAATCGTTCACCATTTCTTATTAATACATCTACTTCTTCTGAATTCTTATATTTACTTTTCATGGCATCTTGTAATGTCTTGATCATTTCCCTTTTCATCTTAGAAGTAATCTTAACTTTTTTATGCCTACCCCAACTATCAACACTTGCAGCAGGTCCAGTTCCGACACTAATAAATCCAGCTACACCATATTGTGGTTTAAACTGATACTCTATAGTAGTAGCTCCACCTCTTGATTCCTTTTCGTATACAAACTGAATCACATGACCCATTTGTGACTTTTCATCATAAGCATCACCAACTTTTATATCTTTATCAGTTAATTCTTCAGATAATAATGATTTTAATTTAATCATCTTTTTTCCAAATTAAATGCTCTGGTTAACATTGACCCGGCCTGACTAAGTTTTAGACGAGCTTTTTCATAATCTTTAAAGTATCTTATTAAAGTTCTATTCTTACTCTTTTTAATATCATCTTCAAGTTCATACCAAAGTTTTCCACCACGAGTCTTATGAATATAATCTCCACCGACCTTGAGTAATTTTTGGTGATTCCAAGAAATATCTGAAATATCTACTTTTTCTTCTAATACTTCTTTTAGTTTAATCATTTCATTTTCCCAAATAAGTGTGTTAGTCGTTCCATCATATCAATTACCCCAGGTAAACTCCTATGATATTTTTCTGCCCATTTTTCTGGATTTCTCACTCTTTTAAGAGATAGTTTTAAATCATCAAGTGCATAATTAATTGATTTTCCGGCATCTTCTGGATCTATATACGCTTCTTTAACTATTTCTTTTAATTTAATCACCTAAATTCTCCAATATATACTGATACACTTATAAATATTAAACTTCTAAACTATTGAGTTTTTCTTCAATCTCTGTTTTCATTTTATTTAGTCCTTCGATAGCTTCCTTGGACATAGTTTCAACTTTTTCCGTATTTTGAGTCCAAGTTTCTTTTTGAAGTTCAACTTCCTTAATTCCTACCGAATCAAAAGTTTCATATGGTTTTGATGTTTCTTTTTTCCAATCTTCTATACTCTCAATTTGGTCTCTTATATAAGAAAGTTGATTATTTAACACCTTTTGTTCTTCCCATTGTTCATATTTATCCTCAATACGAAGTTTATTCTCAAATTCAATTTGACAATCAAAACATTGATTGTATAATCTATACATTTTGTCATCTAATTTTTTCTTCATGACCTTGTTACACTCTGGACAAAACCAAGGAATCTTTGCACCTTTTAAAGCGTCCATTCGGTCATTTTTTCGTTCTCTTTCTGTCCTTATCTCATCTTCTCGTTTCTTCTTTTCCTCTAAATCTTCCATATGGACAAAAATGCGTTTTTCGGGTGTTTCTCCCTTTAATATTGATTCTCTTGCCCTTATGTGTCTTTGATGTTCGTTCATAACTACTCCTAAAATCCGTATTGTCTTTTATACTTGTAATAAGTTGGGATACTCACACCCAACTCATAAATTATTTCTGTTACACTCTTATCTGTAATCAGTAATCGTTCTAAATCTTCTTTTTTCACTTTTGGGTTTTCCGTATAATATTTTTTACGACCCTTCATTATATTTTCCCTATAATGTGGGTCTTTCCACTGCTCTACGAGCACTTTACTAACAGATTTACTTATTTTTTCTCTTACTTCTTTACTTCTCATTACTTTTCTCAATAATTTTGAATTTTTTAAACCTTTACTAATATTTTTCTTTCCAGCTTCTGTATGTATTAACCCTTTTCTCGCTTTACCACCCGCCACTGCATCTTGTGTTAAACCACCAGGTGAAATATTATATTCTGGTTTCATTTTAGAAATCCAATATATCTCCCGTTCATCTAATTTATCAACACTATCCACATTCTCTAATACCTCAACAGCGAAGTTTTCTCCACCATATTTTTTAATAGCATTTGTTATAATTGTTCCACTACCTTTATAATAGCGATTATTCTTTTGTCTGGTCTGTCCTATGTAGAACTTCCCATTCAATAAATTCGTTGTTTTATATATTCTATAATATCCCATACTCTTATATAAATATACAGGATACTAAAAAGTCGTTAAAATGTCATTAATCCAGTAATCTGATTAATCGGGGCGAAAGCGCCCGTAAATTTGTATGTTTTACCATTATATTTGAAAACTATTCCCTCACTTGGAACAATTGAGTCTAATCCACCTATTGATTTCAATTTATCTAATTGTAATGTTAGTTTATTAAGTTTTTTCAAATCTTTACCACTTCTAACATCTTGAATGGCCGCATCTAATTGTTTTTTCACTCGTGCAACCGTAGCATCTGGACTTGCTGCTAACCAACCACTTACATTTTTCATTATTTCTGCTCCAAGTTCAAAAAATAGTTTTTCAAATGGTTTCATATTTTCTTTAACTATTGCTGCATGGTCTTGTTTATCTACACCCAAAATCCATTCTAAAAATGCTGGGAATTTTTCCAAATCCTTTTTGATTGTGGCTATTTTATAACTTTTATCAAAAAATGCCCATCGTTTTACAAGATTTTTCTGTACTTTCTTTGGGATTCCAGATGTATACATACCTTCGCCTTGTTTAATAAAATCTTCCCAAAACTTTTGATGGTAAAGTGCTAATGTATCATTATCTTTTAATTTATATTCTCTCTGTAATTTGGATAATTTATTTACAAAATACTGTTTCTTCTTGTCAAAATCTTGATGTTTAGGAACTGTAAGGAAATTTGGTTTTCCTATCTTATAATGTTTCTGTATGTTTTGATTAACTTGTTTAATCATACCAGCTAACATTCTTGCACTACCTTTTACCTCACCTACTGCATTTCCACTATCATCATATTCAAGTGCTCCATGAAATACAATCTCTGCTTTATCATAATTGATTACATTTGCTGATTTAGGCCACATAACTTCTAAATTCATCCAAGCCTTGCCATTTTTGAATATTTTGTTTCGTTGTTTATCAGATAGTTTACCGATAGCCTTCTCTAAATCCTTTACAGCAAAACTAAATGCATCCGAAATATCCCCCCTACCTTTAAATTTTGAGATTATTCCATTCGCGTCCAAAGCAGTTTCACCACCATTTCTCAAATGTCCTTTATTTCTTGCTGCTATTAATTTTCCACCAGTTGCTTCGGTAATTCCTTCTTTAGATAATTTTCCAAACTTATTGACCATCATCATAAAAATACCTTCATCATAATAACCAAATGCATCTTTAAAAAGTTTTGGTGTTGGTTTAGGTTTTGTATTTGGATCTAACAGGTTTCTCATTACCGTTCCACTTACTTCTTTACCACCAACTTTAACAGAAACGTGTGGGGCAGTCATAAAATATCCGTGTTCTTCATATCCTTTTAAATTATTCTTATTCTTCTTATAATCTTGGAAATATGATAAACCACCACTTTTCTTTGTTCCTCCGCCCAATCTTCCGGCATCCTTTTCTCCGAATATATATATCACGGCAGTGGTCTCAGAATCGTATTTTTTTAGCAATTCTGCCTTTAATGGAATTCTTTCTTGTACAATTTTTTTAGATGGAATTCCCATTTTTGTCATATGACGAACTTTTTCTTTAAAATTAAATGGATGTTTAGGTGGTGTTTTAATATTAGACGTGGCAATATATGCAACATCTACTTGTTTCTCTAACCACTCAAAAGTTTTTTTGTGATGTAATCCAAACGGTTGAAAACGACCACCATAAATACCTACTATCTTTTTAATCTTTTTAGTATCCTCTGCTAACCATAGTTCAAAAATTTCCATTGCTTCTCTCATACCACCAGTTTGTGCATCATGGTATTTAGCTCTATTATACATCGTTTCCACAATTTCTTTTTGTTCTGATTTGGCTCTATTTTTAATTGAACTAATAGTACTATTTGCCCTATCTACCGAATCATATCCAGAACCTTTTATATAATCCAACATAGTACGGGGATAGTAATATTGTTCTCCTGCTTCATTAAGTTGTTCTAATTCATGTTCTTTTAGAATTGGATTTACAAGTTCTCCTACAAGTGCACTATATTTAGATTTTTTCATAGTTGGAACAAATTGTTTGTATTTTTCTTCTGGAGTTTGTTCATATTCCTTTACAATAAAACTCAGTTTAGATTGATAATCATTTGGAAGTCT